AACCAGATGAACCGGTTGAAGAAATAGATTATAATGAAGTAGAAGAAGAAGAAGAAGAAGAAATTATCCCTGAACCAAAAAAGAGACCTAAAATCCCTCAGGATGAAATCTTTTCACCGCCGAAAGTAAAAAGTATTTTAGAAAAAGAAGAAGTTGAAACTGGATATGTTGCAAAGGGTCGCACCCAAGTAGGAAAGGGCACAAGAAAAAAAAGAGGTCCTTGCACACCAGAACAATTAGAAAGACTCGCAAAGGGTAGGGAAAAGGCAAAAGAAACTCGCCTACGAAAAAAGAAAGAAAAAGAAGAAGCAAAGGCAAAAGAAAAGTCAGACAAAGACCTCGTTGAAGCCGTGAGGGAGCGTGAGCGTAAGAAACTTCGCAAGAAATTAGAGCGACCAATAGAAGATGAAGAAGAAAGACTTGTGCCGAAAGTTCAAATCGTAGAAAAACCAGTTGTCGTTGAAAAGGGATATTCACAATCAGACCTTGATGGTGCTGTCGCAAGAGCAGTAGAACAATCTGTGAATAGAGTTGAAATCCTTCGCAAACAAAGGAAGAAGGCGAAAGCAGACGCACAAGCGAAAGCAAATCACGATGCTAAAGTTTTTAAAGAAATTAATTCTGCTCTCAAAAATGATGTCTGGGCAAACTGCTTTTTGTGATTATCAAATATAAAATATTATGTATATAGAAATATAAAATATGGAAGCATCCAGCGGTCCCAGAGTAATCCCAGTGAAAGATCCTGAATCAGTAAAAACCAATAAACCTCCTCTCCATCCTAACCTGCCTCAAGTGGACGGCTTCGGCGGAGGAGCATTAGTTCTTTTAGTTTCACCAGTCCGCACAGGGAAATCAACATTAATTTCTAATATGTTATTAAACGACCAGTTCTACGACGCACAAGAAAGATTTGATAATACAACTATTATTTCTAATACAATCGCAAATGATATTACATCCAGATTCTTAAGAAAAGCATTTGATACTCACGACCATTATGACGACCAGATTATAGAAGGTCTTGTCAAGACCCAGAAATCCTATGATAAAGAAGAGCAACCTGAAATCGCAGTTGTTCTTGATGATTGCCTCGGCTCAATCCGTAGGGAGGCAAAGATTAATCATTTATGTTCTCGCTTCAGGCATTTCAATATAAAACTATTAGTTATTTCATCACAGAATTTTAGGGCATGTTCGCCAATCATACGACAGAACGCAACTAATGTAATTGTTGGTTCTCCATTCCCTAACCAGAAAGAACTCGGCAAAATGGCGGAGGAGTATGGNGATGTCTTTGGCGGAGGTGATAATTGGTTAAAAATATACGCTCAGGCNACNCCCAACAGATATGATTTTCTTCACATGGATTTTCAAAGTAATCCTCCAAAAGCATTTAGAAACTTTGAAGAATTAATTGCTGAAGGTTCAAAAATTTTAAATAGTCCTGAATAAAAATAAAATATATTATTCTTGTATAAATATGTCAGAGGCAGGATACAGCATTCAAAATCAACTGGGACAACATGCGGCGGATATGAATGAATTGCGTTTGAATGGATGGAAAACGCAAACTCTCGCATTCAAAAATTTAGATGGAAGGGAACAAGATAAAAAAGATGCCGATATTAAATCTGATGCAGAAAGCGACGTCACGAAAGTCGACCAAGTATATTCTGTTGGTAAAGCAGGAACAAGAGCAGTCCAAGGAGCAGGGACTGTATTAAAATATGGCGGAACTGCTCGTCAGGCAGGGGCAGTCGCAGGGAAAGCATTTGCAGAAGTTGGTGAAGGAACTAAATTATTTGGTAAAGGGGCAACTGCCGTAAAAGACCTCACAGGAGTAGAGGGAGTTGTTGCTTCGGCATTAGTAAAAGGAGGCGGTGAAACCTTTGCAAAAGTTGGAGCAAAAGGATTAGGAGCACTCGGTGCTGGGATTGCTCTTTATCAGGACGCAGATAATTTACTGGATACAGGGAGTCTTCTAAAGAAAAAGGATGCAGCAGGGAATGATGTAAATCTAAATGCTGGGGTTGTCGTCGGCAACGCAGCGACCGTTATTGGCGGAGCATTAGATGTGATGACTGCTTTCACAGGCGGAGCATTAGCACCTGTTGCTGCAGCGGTGAATATCTTTGCTGCTGTAGATAGTGCTGTATCTGGAATGGAACAGGACAACGCCGATAAAAAGGTAGATGAAAAGGATAAACCTGACTCAACTCCTCCGCCAGCAACTGCTCCTGCAGCGTTTCAGCAGTTCGGCATTCTTGCGAACCAATCGCACAATCCCCTACATCATATATAGTTAGGACTAAATAAAAAAGCATTAAAATTTGATTGTTTGCAATAAAAAATTTGATTGTATAAATAAGTGAGCAGTAATAACATAACAAAGAAGAAATAAAAAAAACTAAAAAATTTGATTGTTAATTAAAGTAAATTACATTACATTAACAGAAAAGAACAACAGAAAACCAGATAAATCGTGAACAATGTCCTCTTACAACGAACCTCGCTCGCCTCGCTCCGCCAAGGACATCAAGCGTATCGCAGAACTTGAAGAAGAGAACAAGAAACTTCAAGAATGGTCTCTATCTCCCGAAATGATTGAGGATACTTCGGCAGAAACAATTGAGGAATTTGAGAGGGATGTCAGGGATAATTGGAAAGAGAATACGGAACTTCAAGAAGAACTTGATAATGAAGAATCAGCAGAAGGTCTTGATTTAGTTCAAATCAAGTTTCTAACAGAACAGAACAAGAAACTTCAAGAACAACTTGAATGTGAAGAAGATGGTTATCCGACGAGTGATTGGTTCACCGAGAAGTTAGACTTTCATATCAAGTATCACTTCACTAATGAAGGCGGAGAGTATTACGATGCCCTAAAAGACCTCAAAGAGAAACCCAAGTCTCTTGATGACCTTGTCTTTGGGTCTCTTAACAGACTTCAAGAACAACTTACTACATCACAATATCAGTATGATATGACGATTCAGATTGACAACAAGAAAATCGCAGACCTTGAAGCAGAAGTCAAGGAACTAAAAGAAGAATTTATTGATGAAAGCGATTCAGATGAAGAAGAAGAACTATCCAAATATGAAGAAGAAGGTTCAGACTGGGCGAGGGGATATGGTTTCAGTGTGAAGGATGGTGAATATCGTGAGGTGATGGCTGCAGGTGGAGATCATTTTGAGGATTATGTAATTAAAAAGGACGGATGTTTCATTCATAATGGATGTGGATACTCTGCTGTCGCCCAATTTATCAGTTGTCCTAAATGCCTTTATATCAAGGTGGTTCATATTGGAGAAACATATGAACTTGAAGAAGGTGAAACAGATATGTATCTAATGATTACAGAATGTTATCAAAAAGAAATCATGGAGTATTGTGATGATGAAGAACAACCAGATTCACCCTAACTTAAACCTTCTCTTATAACTTGCTATATTTTCTTTACGACTTGTAGAGTCTCCCCATAGAATATAATAACTTAAATATCCTGCTCTTGTATAATCCCCAGTAGATAAATCTTTTTTATGTCGGCTTCTATATCTTTTTCTTTGTTCTTTATCTTTTTTTAATGTATAATCATCCATCCCTGCTGCACCGAAATGTGTTGTTTTTGTTCGTCCATTATCTTTTGTGAAAACCGCCATTAATTTTTTCGCAGGTTTATTACTCTTTTTGATTACTACTGAAACCATTTATAAGATATTTTATTTTTTTAAAATTCACCTGAAAATAAAATGTTGTTCTATATCAAATATGTCAAATCAGCATTTAGAAATCGTCCCAAGCAACATCACCAGTGATGGAAAACTTTCTTACAAGAACGGTCAGCCGACCGTCCAACTTCTTATTGGAGCACAGGATAGATTTATTGTCCCAGGTTCTGTTCGCCTCTGTGGTGAAATTACTATAAAAAAGGATGATACAATCATCCCCCTTGAAACGGATGATATCCGTATGAACGAGCGTCTTGGCGTTCATTCTGTAATTGATACTCTTTCTATTTTCAGCCAGCGTTCTTCGCAGACCATAGAAACTATTAATCATCACAATCGCTTCATGAGCAGTTATTTATCGGTGACGCAGTCGCAGGGAGACTTCGCCTGTCATGCATACGAGACGGCTCTCCGCTTCCCTAACTACAAGGCACAGCAGTTAGGAGTGATTACGAATACGCAGGGAGCATCGGCTTCAGGCGGTGATTCGCCCAACTCTTTCTGTATCCCCCTTGTCAGCGGTCTATTTTTAGGGCAAGAACCAATCCCCCTTTCTAATACATGGGGAGTTGGAGGACTTCTTGTTGAAATCCAACTTTCTCCAGACCAGAATGTTTTATTTTCTGGAGGCAACTCTGCTACTAATCTTCTTGATTCTTATTATGAACTTTCAAATGTTCGCCTGATTTGTGAAGTCCAGCGTCCAGGTGATGATTTCAAACCGCAGATGACAAATACTTTCACTTACAATTCTATCAGTTCTTATTACAATACTATTAATTCTCGCAATGCTGTCCTGAATTTTAATCTTGGATTGAAATCTGTTCTTGGAGCATTTATGAATGTTGTGCCTTCATCGCATATTAATTCTTTCACGAGAGACGGTTTAGCGACTCTTGGTTTCTCTAACTCTGATGCTTCAAGGGCACAGGTGAATCAGTTAGTATTCACCAGAGCAGGTCAGCGAGTCCCATTAGAATATAATATTGATACTCTACAGAAAGACGAAGTCGCTGGTTTCACGAATGAAACGGCAGACGCCCAGATTGTTCGTAATTATATGAACGCTGTTATGAACTTCGCCAAGATTAACCGCACTTCGGTTGGTCCTGAAACCTTCCGCTCTATTGGATATGGAGCAAATTACGCACAGGCGAAGGATATTATCAAGGGCGGTTCATCCTGGGGCATTGGAGTTGCTTACGACTCTATTTCAAACCAGGGGATAGATTTCGGACAAGTCCCCTTCGGCGTTCAGTTAGACGTAGAACTAACGAGCGATAATCCTAATGCAGTATTTTTATTCGTTCATGCTCGCCAGACCATCGTATCCAGCGAGAGCAGCATTCAGGTCATGAAGTAGATAAATCCATATTTTAAAATTAACCCTCTTTTTTTTTATTTCTATTAAATATAATAATGGAAATGCAACCCTCTTCTGCCCCTCAGGCCTCTCAAATCCCAGACCTTGTTAAAATTGGTTCAGTTGCGACTGATACTGCAATTAATGTTCAGACAGATATTCTTGACCCTGTAATCTTCTCGGAGCGTGAAGCACGTTTCGTTTTAGATAATAAAGGCATTCTTCACAGCAATTCACGAATCACCTTCGCTACTGCTGGAGATACAGCGACCGATCCTAATGGTCGTGCCTTCTTCCCTGCTGGGGTTGGAGTTCATTCTTTAATCCAGCGTGCCTCTCTCCGCATCGGCACAAAGACTGTATGTGAAATTGAAGATTATGCACACTTCGCCGCATATGAAACTACATTCCTGCCTCCGGATGCTATCAAGGAGCGTGAGGGCGTTATGTCAGGACGTATGATGGCGATTGCCCCTACTCTTGATGAGCGTTCTGCTTCTTTTGCTTCTGCTTCTAACAGTGCCTCTATCACGGAGAGCATTACTGAAGCCAAGAGTATCCAGATTGACAATGGTCTATGTGCTACTCTCTCCGGAGCAGATGCTGAAATGTGGAAACCGATTGCGAAGGAGGTTGTCCCCGACCCATCCAGGACTATTTTTGATTATCAGAAAGAAAGTAATAAACCAACCTTCTCTATTATGTTAGCAGACCTCTTCCCATTCTTAAAGACAAATCAGTTGCCCCTTTTTATGATGTCTGAGCAGGTTAGTATTCATTTAACTTTCACTCCCTATCAGACCGGAGTTCTTTCTAAAAGGGTCTCCTGCACTAACGCCACGGATTTAACCAAGGATGCTTCTCTTGTTCGCACGGATTGTCAGTTAATCAGTGATTACATTTTCTATCCTCAGGAGATGATGGAGCAGTATCGCCAGGCGAACTCCAACATGCAGTTTGCCTATGTTGATTATCAGTTCGTAAAGCGGACTGTTTCTGCGACAGAATATTCAGGCGGTCTAATCCAGAATGTCGGCGGTGCTGGACGAGTAGTGAATAAGGTTTTCTGCGGAGCACAGCAGGAATCGGAAAGTTCGGATGCTCTGTTAAACAATTATATAGCAGAAGGTCCTGTTATCACGGCACAGAGCACAGGGACAGTGACGACCAATCTTAAATACAATGATAATTTCTTGTATCCCATTGATGTAGTGAATGATGCTCGGCACTATCACAATGTCTTTCAGTCGGAGGGCAGAGTCCCCTACATCTCTCGTGATTTATACAGGGGTGAAGGTCAGTTAGCGAATGATAATGCTGGAGCAGTTGAATTTGAAGATTATACTGCGGAGGCCGCTTTACGCCAGAAGTTCTTTTACACGGCATATCGCCTCAACAAGGGTGAGCGAGTAAATTCACGAGGCATTGAACTCTACGACACCAGAAAGACCATGGCCGGTTCATCTACTCTCCGCTGTTGGCTTCAGGTCATGAAGGTTGCTTCGCTGAAGGACGGAATGTTCTCTATGGCTTTCGCTTAACTATTTATATGAATTTAAATTCATTAACTTCATTTTTTTATAATCGTTCATAATAAAATGAGCGGAATAACTCGCACAACTTTAATTGAATGTCCTCGCTCCCAAAGCGACGAAGGTCTTGCGAACAATAAAGAAAATCCTTCTCAATGGACTAATAGGACAGGCGATGGGATTAATTTAAAACCAGGAGATAAAATATCAGTTCATAGTTCATATGTGAGTGAAATAGGGGCAGAAGCAGGACAAATTCAAATTAAGGGACAAGATCTTAATGCTTCTGTTGAAATAGAAACAACTGATACTATTGAATCATTATTTGAAGATGAACTTCCGAGCAAATATGTTCTCTCTACTGTTGCGAATACAAAAAAAACAATTGAAGTCAGGGATGATACATTAAATTTAGTTGTTTCACCCTATAAATGTGCGAACGGTGAATATTATGCTCACCTGCCTCGTAGATGGATTGGGGACGGAACAAGTCTTTTTTGGAACACATATGCTTCAAGGGATAATGCTACAATATCAGGGGACATAGGTCAAACCCAAAATGCTCCTTATGAATTAAATAGATGTAAAGCAGACCTTAATACGAAATATTGGCCTTACAGGGGGGGAGTCGCTCACGGCAGACATAGGATAGATGGTCGCAATGATGGCTCTCGCTACACAATTTTTAGAAGAAAACAAACATTCTTTGATACTCCTCACGCCGTGAAACCGTTGGTGACAGGACAAGCAAAAGTTGGTTCTCAAATAATTACTCTCGCTCATGGTTCTACAACAGCAGATATTCTCCCTGAAATGGAAATCATAGCACAAAGTCCTCAAACTGCTTTTGCTGGCTCACCTTTGGTTTTAGAAGTAATATCTGATACAGAAATAAGAGTGACTGCTCCTGGTGCTACCCTAACGACCTCCACCCATAATCAATTTACATTTCAGTTTCCGTTGGCGATAAGTGATGTTTTTCTGCCTCCAACAACCGCAGGTTCTTTCACTGCGGCGGCATGTGAATCATTCAGAGACCCTGCTCTGATTGGGGATTACGTTCAAGTTAGGGATTTATTAACTATGAAAGCAAATCCAGGATATAATTCACCGAGTGATTTATCAGACCAATTAACCCAAGAATTAAATGAAAGAAAAGATTTTGAAAAATATGAATATCCAACACAAGATGCCGCAGGATTAGTTCATCGCCGAGAACCATTCACTTTTAAAACAGAAACAGACGCATATAAAATCTATAATTGTGCGACCCAGAGCAATTATTCAAAAACAAATCACACAGAATTTATCAAAACTGCTGGGACTTGGAATGTTCCGAACGCCTATAAATATCTATCATCGTATCAAAATATAGGAATTAAACGACCAGAATTATATACATCAGGGATTCTTGTGAATGGTCCTAATAAAAATCCTTCTGACCCTAATGATTATTTTGGCGGATATACAGGGGGCAAGAATGGTTTAGTTGCCGCTGAATTTACTCCCATGTCAAAGGGGGAGGAAGTCTTCGTGACATCCACCCCATGGAATAAAGAAAACATATTAAGGTTCAAGGCTTTCTTTGACGCACAGCAGAATTATCCAGAATTATTTGACTATACACAATCCGGATATAAATGTAATGTTGATGAAACCAGATACGTTCATGTGAATTTATTTGATAATTTTAACGGACAAGCAAACATCCCAGGGTTCGGTCTTAAAAAATGGTTTTTTGGAGCAAATATAAGGAATGCTTCTGCTGGGAGTTCAGGATTAGGATATGATTTATATGATAGCAGAGTATCTGCTTCACAAACATCTTTCCCTATGTTTATTGATTACAATCCGGACAGAGTAGAACAAACTGAAACAGATGTTGGTTATACAGACAGGGGCAGAGCATATTTCAAAACAGATTTAGAAGCAGATTATAATGATTTAGCATTTGGTTTCGCAAGGAGGATTAGAACTCTAAATGCTCTTAATGAACCTGAATATGTAATTGGTTTTCAATTCACAAGAACAGGAAATAAAATCCCAGACCATTTCTTTCACACAAACGCATCAGCAAGTCCAGGAGACCCAACGGAGGTCTTGGGAGTAGGGAACAGGATGTTTGGATATGATTTTCATTTCACGGCATACGGCACGGCAGCAATGATATTATTTAATGGGAACTGCACAGACCAAGGAAATAGTTTCGGTTCAATATTAGCTTCTACACTATGGACTTCAGATTATTTTTTCGGTCAGGCAACAGCAGGGAAAGAATATAAATTAGAACAATATCAATTTGGGATGTATCTTGGAGCAGAAGAACCACAGATTAAATATAATGAAGACCAAGGAAGATTTCAATTGAGCGACTTTCATACTTCAGAGAAAGTTGGGAATACATTTGATGCTTCATATATAAGACAAACGGCAGTGCCGAACGCTCCCAATAATCCTTCTGCGGATGACCCTTGTTATAAAATCAATAAGAGAATGTTAAAATGGAACTATTCACCTGAAATGACTCCATATACGGATGAATTTACTGCCTCAGCAACTGGCGGTTCAGATAATGCTTATATTTCACATAATGTAGGAATAGACCCTTGGTCTATAATGGACGCTCAGAGCGGTCTTTTCATAGAAGATTGGATTGTCCCAGAAAATTTATGGGATGAAAGTCTTGTTGGGATTATGGGATTTAGATACAATCAGTTTCACAATCCTAATTCACAATCATCAAGACAAGTTAGATTAAAAGCAACAGGAGCAAATGCGGATTTAAATAATGTAAATATTATCACAACGAATGCTATTGTTTCAGAGGGAGACATCGGTGCTTATCAGCAGAATACAGTTGCAGCGAAAATGATTTCACCAGTCTTGCCGATATCCTTACAACCAGTAGTAGCCGGATCACCGGCGTTTAAGGGGAGATATATTACTCCAGCCATTACGGTCAGTCCAGTAGAGTCTGTTAATATAACTGCTGAAAGATTGCCTACAAAAACATTAAGACCTTATTATACAATTCGCTCTGATATTGTATCTGAACCCAATCAAATTATAGGAGGTCTTACAAGCGGAATCACTATGCCGATTGTTGCGATTACAAATAAGGCGAACCCATATGGGGATTTCTTGAATGGATTTTCTTCACAAGAGGTCTTTACAAATACTATTGAAAAAACAATCACAAGAATTAGATGTAGTATCCATGAACCGGATGGCTCTGCGGCACGATGTGATTTAAATTCAGCAGTGATATTTAAAATAGAGCAACAAGTATCAGCGAATCTTGATATTGTTGGAGATTTAATGCAGAGTAAGAAGAAGTCAGACCAATTAATAGCAGAAGAAGTTGAAGATCCTGAATTAGAATTTCAAAATGTAAAGTATCAGGCAAAAGATTTATTTGAATAGTTTTTCTTTCAAAACCTCTAAAAATAACTAAGAGTTATTAAATACTTAATTTCATATTTTAAAAAAAAGTATCTATTATAAAAATATATTGTAAATAAAAAATGGAAGAAGTTCAAGAGATTTATAAAATCATTGAATATCTTGATGAAAAGGATAAGGGTGAATGGTCTGCTCTACTCCATGGATTTATAATTTATATTGAAACATTAGATGTAGATTTATCAGAGGAGGAGGGGGATGCTGTCCCAGAGGGAGTCCCAGAGGTTAATATTGACCCTTCTGGTTTTCACTCGCTCGTTTAGGTTTTTTTTTACACATCACTAAAAGACCTTCTCGGTCTCCGTCCTCTTCTACGACACCAAGTTTAATCAGGATTAATAATGTGAAAAGAACAAAGTCCATTTCTTCTCTATCTGGTTGTTTAATTAATTCATTATATCTAAAATTATGTAATGTTTGAATAGATAATTTTTTTATTTTTTCAATATTGTTTCCATCCCTCATGGCTTCTATAAGAACCCTTAATGCTTCTTTTTTATAGGTTTCAAGAGTTTTCCCACGACCAAGAGGTCTTGAAACGATTTTTTTCTTTTTATAGTATCCATTGACAGAACCATCTTCTCCTTCATAAATCATGATAAAAAATATTATTATAATATATATATCTATCAAATTTTTAAATTGTTCCTTAATGCTTCTTACTCCTCCGCAAAATATCCCCAAATAGTTCCCATTTTAAGCCAGACGTAAGTATAATCTTGTGATTTTGTCTTGAATTGTTTCCCCAGTTGTTGGCGGAGGTCTTCTTGACTATGACAGTAAGGGAAACCATATTTTTCTGTAAGTTTCTTATACATCTTGGGAGACATGTTCCAACAATTGAAACCGTCTTCATGAAGATACTTATTACATAGTTTCATAAGAGGGATTAGAAAGTCTTTGTAAAATTGTTCTTCAGTTTCCCAGGGAGTCATATGTTTATATAGTTCAAGATTTTCGTATGGCGGAGAAGTAAGAACCATATCATATTCAAGGGTCTTGATGATGTCTTCATTCAAAGAGGTCTCCCAGAATAGTTTGACATTTGGGAGCATCAAATCCCCAATCATTTCTTCATATCCATTTTTCAGGTCAATATTCGTATCAAATCCTGTATAACGAAGACCGAGTGAAGTCGCACCAAGCATCCTGCCTCCCCATCCCATAGTAGGGTCAAGGACAGAGGTCGCCTTGAACTTCTTGTATAAATATTTCGCCGTAGAAGCCTTGAATGGGACAATCGCACCAGTATTTACACGATGACATTCATAGACATCAGTAGGAGATGGATATGGTGCTTTATCACGCCTGTTCCGGTGAATAGAGTCTTTCCATAGTTTCTCTTTCAGTTGAGGATCTTCAAACCATTCTTGGATTGTCTTGTAGTTCTTGCTGTCCCTTCTACACTCCAGGAGTTGTGCGAATTGATATTCATAGATTGTCTTGTTTCCACAGAACTTTCTTGGGTTTGTTTCTGCGTCAAACTTACAGAGTGCCTTGTAATCTTTATCAACATCCTCAAATTCAATGTCTTTACACTTCAGGATGTCTTCTAATGTATAGGGCATAGTTTCAGGGATGACCTTATCCGCCGGTTGTTCCTTTTCAAGTGCTACAAGAGTAGCGACCAGTTTCAGTTTGTAGTCTTTTTGTTCTTTGAGAGTTTTTTCTGTTCCCTGAATGTCTTCTTCAGCATTCAGGATTTCCTGTTTCACTTCTTCCATAGTCAGAGGCATCAAGAGGTCTTGTTAGGTTTCTTTGTTTTT